GCAAAAACCATAAGGCAAAGCAAGGTATTCAAAGCATCGGTAATATAGAAAAGACGAGTTTTAGTTTTTGAAATCTTAACGACCTCATCTTTCATACAAGCATCACTAAAAGAATTAATTCTTTCACCACGTTCAAGTTGAGATAAAGCATTTTGAACTTCATCATAAAAAATGGGGTCAAAAGTGACATTCTCTCCATTGCTAGAGATATAATCACACTTCTTCCCGGCTAAAGGATAACCAGCTGAGGTGTTAAGAGTCATCTTTTCAAAACCAGGAATGGGATAACCATTAAACTTACCAATGACAGCTTCTTCAGGAGTGAGAATACGAGAGGAAAAAGCAGACATATCTTTAGTTTTAATAACCTGATGAAGGCGATTTATATATTGATTTTTAGCAAGAGAAATATCTTTAGGATCAAAAGGAACAGAAGGACGCTCCATAACTTCCAAAACACGCTTAACGCAAGGACCCATAACAGGTCGTCTATCAGTGTTAAGTTCAGGGGTAGCCTTGTGTCTATTACCAAATCTCTCACCACTTGGAAGAACAAGATCTTGAACAGATTCATCTAGCAAGGTTCGACATACCTCAGTAGGGCGAGGTCTTGGGTAAACAACTCGCTGACCAAGAACTTCAATTGTAGTAGATGTATATTTAAGATTTGAAACTTCCACAGGTTGAATATCAATACTTTTCCCAAACCTAAAAGTTGGGAGATCAGTATCAACAACATGAGGCTTGAAAGATAACTTGGGAAGTTGAACAAAAAGTCCACCCTTACCAAGATTAGAAGCAACAACAATACCAACAATATTACAAGTTTTAGAGCACATAATTAAGGAACCACAATGACCATGAAGAATATCAAGAGGAGAATCAAAAGGAATACCTTGTAAAAAAGGCACACAATTAGTGGAAGTAGTAATAGGATAAGGATGACGTGAAGCAGGTTGAGACTCAAAAGTCTCCCCGTGACGAGGAGCCCTCCAAATCTCAATAGAATCAGGAATAGTATCTAAAACATAATCATAAATATTAGAACAAAGAGGAAAGTCGGAAATTTCAATAAGCGCAAGATCTGATTGAGGAAACTCCTCAAGGATCTTAACATTAGATGTATGAGATTTAAGATGAAGCAACAAACCATTTTCCTTGCGTTTATAAATAGTGAGTACTTGAGAACCACCTAAAATACGAGCAAAATGACCAACAACAAGAAGGAAATTACCACCAATAGCAAGGGCAGAAACAGAATTACCATTACACGATAAACAATAAATATGATTCAAAACCTTTTCTTGTTTAACCTTAGCGGTGGAAGTTCTACTCTTTAAGGATTGATCACGCTCCATAACGGAAACGTATTTCTGAGCTTTCCGGCAGAAAAGAGCTTTAAATGATTGATACACAGTTAAAGAAGCAACTATTAAACCAACAATACA